ACGACCTTCATAACAGGCGTCCAAGTCTCGCAACACACCATCCTGCCGGTAGACAACCCCTACATCAAAACCGAAGGCAGCGCGGTCTATGCTGCACGGCTCGACCACGACCCGACTTGGTTCATGTCTGCGGCGCAGGAACAGAACCTGTTTGCAAATACAGACCTTGATGACGGTAGTTTTTGGGGTCTTGGCCGCTCTACCATTGCCGAACAGTCTTCTGTCGAAAATCCGTTTGGCGGCACAGACGGCGTTTATTTAAATCTAGAAACTTCAGTTGGTGGTGCTAGTTACATTTATTTGTTTAGCAGCACTAACTGGTTGCAGTATGTGACCGAAGGTAAGCAGTACACTCTGTCTATATATGCTAAGCAGTTTAATGGCCAGAAGGTAACTTTACGTTCTCCCAACGATGACTTCAGACCGGCTACTTTTAACTTAGACACAGTGTCAATCGAAAACCAAGATAGTTTGCTGGATAACGCGACTATTGAGGATGTCGGCAATGGTTGGTTTAGATGCTCGATTGTAGACACCATATCAACCTTTAACTCAAGCAACTGGATTGTTGCTTACCTAGAGAATGATTTTGATTCACCAGATTATGGCCTGTATTACTATGGCTTACAGCTAGAGGTCGGCAGCACGGCCAGCGCCTACCACCGCACTACGGGTGCGCCTTACTACGGCGAGGGAGCCACGCCGAAGGGGCTGCTGATTGAGGAAGCGCGGACTAATCTTGTTGAGTATAGTGAAGAGTTCGACAATGCAGATTGGTCGAAAATCGACGGAACAGTTTCAGCAAACCAAGTCATTGCGCCTGACGGCACTTTAAGTGCGGATGAGTTTATCTATAACAGTGGTGAATCAGGCGCAAGATTAGTTGAATCATTTACATCTGTGTCTCAAAACACAGACCATACATTAAGTTGCTTCATCAAAAACAACGGATTAGATGATTCATCTATACGGTTTTTTTCAACAGAAACTGGCTTCATCACAACGGAATTTGATTTAACAACCGGAACAATAACATACACTACAGCCGGAGCAAGTAGCTCTATAACAGATTATGGAAATGGCTGGTTTCGGGTAACTTTGACATTTGACACTGGGTCTGCTGCAACCAGTGAGCAAATACAAATTTGCAGAAATTCTTCAGTGACTGGTGATGGCACGAAAAGCTTTTACGTCTGGGGTGCGCAGCTAGAAGAAGGCTCCTTCCCCACATCCTACATCCAGACCACCGGCAACACTGTTACCCGCAACGCCGACGTAGCGACGATGGGGCCGACTACCGGCGGGACAGAGCTTGTGACCAACGGCACGTTTGATACTGACACGACTGGTTGGACGGCTGGCGTTACAACTGGGACGACAGCCACTGTGTCGTCTGGCGTAGTAACTATCAGCGCATCAACAGCATCAGGCGCTGGTATGTTTTACCAGCCGGGGGCAAACACGCCTACTGTGATTGGCAGAAGGTACAGAGCCACTGCTGAGTTGAGCGTTGTGTCTGGTTCTGGTGTTGCTTTGGTTGTTAATTCTGGATATTTTTCTGGAACATACGGAAATGAAACTATTACGAGTGGCACAAACGTAACTGTTACTCTTGATTTTACAGCAACAACAACGGCGGCACATGTTGCTATTTATCGTTTTGCACCTTATGCCGACACCGATGAGTACAAGGTGGACAACGTAAGCGTCCGCGAACTGTACCCCTTCGAGCAGTACAACCCCGCAGAGGGGACGGTGGTGTGCAGTGGTAATCATGACCAAGATGCTGCTGCTAGGGTGTGGATATTCAATCAGGACAATTCTAGTGCGCCTCGCATTGACCTAACCGTAAACTCGTCTCAGGTTATTAACCCTGTTGTTGTAAACAGCGGCGGCACTGCCGAATCTAGTCTTAACTTGGGCAGTTACACGCTCGGCTCTGATTTGACTACGGCTATTGCCTTTAAGGAAGACACTTACGCTGGGAGCGACAATGGAGATGCCGTCTCCACTGACACTTCCGGCGCAATGCAAGCTGTTGACGAGCTTACGTTTGGCTCCTTCAGGGGCCTCAGTTCATTCATCTGCGGTCATATAAGCAGGTTTTCCTACTATCCACGCCGTCTGCCCGATGAAACTCTTGAGAGCCTAAGCGATGACTGATGACCTCGACAACACCCCGCCGCCTCAAGTGGACTGGTACATCAAGGTAGCCGACAGGGCCGCTCTGATTACCGCACTGAAAGGCCCAAGCGAAACGCAAGACACGTTTGATGATGACGGCAATGTCACCGGCAGCGAGACTGTCTATCCTCACAGCATCATCACGCAGGACGAGGATGACAATGATGTTATTCGGGCTGCAGCGTGGGTGCGGGTTGACGAGATTGGCAGCATCTATGCGCCGACTGGCAACACCCTGACTGACGATGATGGCAACAGCTACCCTGAGATGGCGGCTGTCGCTGGCTATCACGCCAATCTGCGTAAGCTGTCCGACAAGGCAGACACGCTGATACAGCATCTAGAAGATGGCGGTGACACGATTACACCACCGGCAACACCAGCGAGGGGGTTTGCGTGATGGAAATGTCCGGCCTTATAGACATCCTGATTGGTGCCATTGTGGCCGGTGGCGGTTGGTGGGTAAACCGTATGGCCAATGAGCAGAAGCGGCTGGAGATTCTGCTGAACCGTACCCGTGAGGAATACGCCACCAAGGGCGAACTGCGTAATGACATCCGCAATGTGATGGAAATCTTGAACCGTCTTGACGCCAAGATGGACAAACTGATGGAGCGTGCAAATTGATCCCAGTGCCGATAGTTGATCTAATCCAGATCGCTGTGTTGGTCGGCATACTCATCGTCGTAATGAAACGCTAATGCTCGCGGAAATTGCGGCGGCGAATGCGGCCTTCGGAATTCTGAAGACTGCCATTAGCAATGGCAAGGAGATCGCTGACGCCGCATCCAGCGTGGCGCAGTTTGTTGGCGCGAAAGAAAAGTTAGAAAAGAAGGCTAACAAGAATGGCAGCGGGTCGGATCTGGAGGCCTTCCTTGCGCTTGAAAAGATAAAGCAGCAAGAACAGGCTCTGAAGGAGCTGATGATCTGGCAGGGCAGGCCGGGCCTCTGGAAGGACTGGCAAAAATTCCAAGCAGACGCGCGCGTGGCTAGGCGGCAGTCCGAAGCTGCCGCCGCAGCCAAGCGCAAGAAGATCGTCGAGGCTACAATCATCGCCGCATTTGCACTCTGCTGCCTCGCTGTATTAGGATCACTCATCGCTCTGGTATTGCATGCACAGGGGAGACTGTGACAGGATCCGCAACCACGACCGGGCTAATCGGGGAATTCATTACGCTTGCGGCGCTGCTTGACCTTGGGTGGAGGGCAGGCCACGCGCCGATGGATGGCGTCGATGTCATCGCTTGGCTCGGTAATGACTTCATGCGCGTGCAGGTGAAAAGCGCCAGATTGCGAAAGCAGCGGGATCGAGGCGCGCTGACCTACCACCACCAGCTTGGGTCGGGCCGCGATAAAAAAACCAGACCCGACAGCAATGTCTATGATATTCTCGCCCGTGTTGCTATCGATCAGCGCCGGGTTTTTTTTACGGCCGCCTGTCGGATCAACAAACTATCGGAGCGGCGTAGCCCGGAGTTTTTCGACAAGCCAGATCTGGAAGAAGAAAGTTGGCAGCGCGCCGTGCAGATTGTAATGGAGACGCGAAATGGATTGGTCTAAATATCCCAACTTCAGCGAGGCCGAGCTGCGGTGCAGCGAGACTGGCGAGTGCAAAATGACGGCAGACTTCATGCGCCGGCTTCAGGCGCTGCGTGAGGAGTACGGCAAGCCGATGGCAATCACCAGTGGCTACCGCTCACCACAACACAGCATAGAAGCCAGCAAGGCACAGCCCGGCACACACGCGCGGGGCATTGCCGTGGACATCGCAGTGTCTGGACAGGACTGCTACGAGCTGATGGGGCTGGCAATGAAGCACGGCTTCACCGGCATTGGAGTGGCGCAGAAGGGATCCGGCAGGTTCCTGCACATCGACACGTTCAAGGGCGGCCCACGGCCCAACGTCTGGAGCTATTGATGACGTGGCTGCTGTTGCTGGTCGTTGCTGTCGATGGCGACATCTCGGTTGAGGTGCTGTCGCGCCACGACACTATAGCCGGCTGTCATGTGGCCGGCACTAAGATCCACTGGGAAGAGCGGTTGCCTATCAATCAGGAGATGCTGTGCTTCCCCACTGATCAAGAGGTGAAATGATGTTTGGTATTTTGGCAAAAATCCTTGGGTCGGGCGATGTCGTAAAACAAGGGCTATCGCTGATTGATGAAATGCACACAAGCGGCGAAGAGGCCGAGGCCGCTAAAAGCAAAGCCCGTGTTGATTTGCTTGCCGCCTATCAGCCGTTCAAGCTGGCCCAACGATATATCGCGCTGATGTTCACGGCGATGTTTCTTTTCATTATGGCCAACGGTGTTGTCGGCGCGCTGTACGGTGTGATCGATATGGACAACGTTGAGGCGGCCAAAGACTTTGCCGCGTCGATGTGGCTTGGGGAGATAATGCTTGGCATCGTCGGCTTCTATTTCGGCGGGGGTCTGGCGTCCAGCATCAAGGAAAAGAAATAAAAAAAGACCCGGTGGTTTAGGGCCACCGGGTCAGTCGTGGAGGAAACGATCCTGCAACGGATCAATTCAACTCTATGTGCCGGGTGCCGACACGTCTAGCCCTTTCTTTCTCAATTACCTTTTCGAGATGCACCCGCGCGGTGTATTGGCTGATGCCCATTTCCTCGCCTATGACGCGCAGGGGTGGCGTGTAGCCGTGGTCCTGCTGGAACTTGGCGATAGTGTTGTAGACACGCTGTTGCTGTGGTGTGAGGGTCTGCATTAGTCAATCTCCTTAATGGTCAGTGTCTTGCTGCGCATCGTGCGCTCAGGCTTTGCCGGCACCACCCGCTCAGGCTGCGCCCGGTAGGTGCGGCTGGGCCACTTGATGAAATACTTGGTGTTGCCGACCAGCCCATAAGCGCCCGGCTTGTTGCCGATATGCTCCATCAGTGTGGTGGTGGCGTCGCTGATGTCCTCTTCAGCGGCGGCCTTGTTGCGCTGTGCCAGCACGAGCTGCTCCAACGCGATCTGCGCGTCTGCGTCTGCATCGGCGTCGATCTCGACTGGTGGATCCTGCGGCGCAACAGAGCTGTAGACGATGCTGGCGTCGCCCGGAGAGTAGGCCGAGTAATAGTCCAGCTCCTTCCTGCGGCGCTCAAAGTCGAGGATGGCGGCGCGTATCTGCATCTGCACGACCGGGTCTGGGCGATACAGATACAGGTACAGGGCTGTGCCTTGATACAACGTCGCCACACAGCCCCACGTTGCCTCTGGGTAGCACATAAGCTGTGCCTGTAGTTGAAGCGGCCCACGGCTCCACAGGGGCCGTTCTGAGGGCATTGAGGATGTCAGCTTGGCCTCAAGAAGCCCGACCTTGCCGGCAGTCTCTATCGTGCCGCCCTGCGGCATGTAGATATTGCGCTCCGGTTCTGCCTTCAGCAGCCCTGTGCCGGTGGCCCTGCCGTCCAGCGACGCGGCCAGCGGCAGATCCTTGTGCTGGTATGGCACGTTGATATCGACATCAACGTCGGTGAGCGAGAGGCGGTTGGCCGCCTCCCGCAGGATTGTTGGCTCCAGAGTGTCGCCCCAGAACATCGCGTCGTTCTGCGGCAGGTGCTGCTTCTCGCCGCCGTTGTCGATGTCAATCATCTCCTGCAACAGCTCGTTGGGTGTTGCGTAGGGTGAGGCATTCAGCAGGACTGGTACCCTACTGGCTGAGAGTTGCCCGTCCGGCGTAAGCTTGCCGACCATCTAACGCTTCCTCTCAAATTCATTGCGCGTGACAACGCGGTTGACGGTGTGGACAAAGCCGTTGGTGCGATCACCACCAACCTTGGTGACAAGGCCGGCTTCCCTGAAGCGCAGCAAATGTGCCGACGCAGAGTTGAGCGACACATCATAACCAGCGCGCTTGCACTCCATCCGCAGATCTTTGGATCTGAATGTTTTCTGCGGGTGGAAGCTGCCGACGATGATCTGATAAACGTCCCAGCCCGACACCTTCTTTGGGCTGACGATGCGTGAGCGTGGGCCGGGGTGGTACGCGCCGCGCAAGACAGGCTCCGGTGCAGGCTTTGGATCCGGCACCTGTACCGTGACGCGGTGGACCGGCTTCGGCTCAGTCTTTGTTGCGGCCACAATATTGGTGATCGTGGCGTGGCGCTCCAGCCCGGTGGCGATCAGGTCACCCAGAGCTTCCTTGCTGCATTCCAGCGTGATGATGTAGTTGTCAGTCATTAGTATGCTCCTCCAAATTTGGCGATCAGCGCCCAGATGTTGTACTCGGTGGTCACCGCGTTGGTGCCGAAGACGATCAGCAGTGTTGCGAGAAACAACATGCCGACAAAGTCGATGATCATGCTACGCATTGAAACCTCCTATGCGTTGATCAGGTTGCGCACTGAGCTGGCATGCCACTGCCGGCCCATTGCGGTGGGGATGCCGGCGCTGTTGAGCGCCGACGCTATTGCACGCAGGCTCTGACCTGCATTGCGCAATGCTGTGATGACCGGCATCGCCTGCGGCGCAACTTGAGAGGTCGCGTCGCGGCGAATGCCGGCGGTGGCAGCGCCACCCTTGGCTGGGCAGGGAGAACCCAGCTTTGTGCCGCGTGCTTTCGCTGCGGCGAGAGCTGCCTTGGTGCGCTCCGAGATGCGGCGACCTTCCCATTCGGCGAACACAGCCGCCATCTGGAGGAATGTGCGGTCGGCCTCTGGCATGTCGGCGCAGACGATAGGCACGCCGGCTTCAAGCAAGCCGGTGATGAAGTGGACGTTGCGCGCGAGGCGGTCGAGCTTGGCGATCAGCAGTGTCGCGCCAGTCTCTTTGGCGTGGGCGAGGGCAGCAGCCAGCTCCGGGCGCTGCGCCTTCTTGCCGCTCTCCACCTCGGTGTATTCGGCGATGATGTCGTAAGCGGCGACGGCGGCGCGTTGGGCATCCAAGCCAAGGCCCGACTGGCCTTGGCGCTGGGTGCTGACGCGGTAGTAGGCGATGTACTGGGTCATGATGATCTCCCTGTGGGGCGGGGCCGTTAGGCCGCCGCCTTCTTGAAACGCTTCAGGAAGGCCCGAAGCTGACGAGCGTCGCGCTGATAGACCTTGAGGTCTTCACCCGACCAACCTGCGTGCAGGTTGTCCTCGGTGATGTCGAGCTGGTTCTCAGCCTCGCCGATGATGTAGTCATCATCGTAACGAGCGTTGACCTCGTTGAGGTCGCCGGTGACCAGCAGGCCGTCTTCAACGTCAACTCGCACAAACTGGTAGTAGAGTTGATCGACCTTGAACGCGGCGCGGACGATGGGGCGGATTGTGTTAGCCATAGGAACCTCCCTTAGTGGCTGGTTGGGTGGGGGCCGTTAGGCCCGCCACATTGCTTCTGCGTACTCTTCGCGCTCGGCGGCGATCACCTCTTGATAGGACATCTGGTTCTCCCAGTAGTTGGCGGCTGCGCGCTCAACCTCTGCTTCCCACCTCGCCTCGGACTCTTCCAGCTCACGAGCCTCCTCTTCGGTCATGTAGTAAGGGTCATATGTTGCATGACCCTCCTCGAAAGCTACACGAGCGTAAACCAAGCACTCGTTGATATCGTCGCCCTCGACGCGCTCCTCACCTTTGGTCTGGGTGCGGACGGTAGCGACCGGGCCTTCGCCCTCAAAGTCAGTCATCACGCCGATGTTGACGCCGTCAGCGAAAAGATCCCAAGCCGGAAAATTAGGGGCTACGCGCTTGGCTACCATCTGCGGTGCTTGTGTCTGTGTGGTCATCTCTGTCTCCCTTGTTTAAAACTAACTCTCATTTGTTATATACACACTAAACCATAATGGTACAAGGGTGGTTGTGTATGTTTTTTAAAAAAAGGTGATCCGATGTCCATCAATCCAAATGTCCACCTACGTTTGCGGCGATCCACGCACGACAAACTGAGGGCTGCGCTGGAGCTGTCGGCGCACCGCAGTCTGTCATCTTTGGCTGACGAGATCCTCGACGAGGGGCTGACCCGGCGCTTGGAGAAGGCGACAGACGACGATCTGGCGCGCGCCACGATGCTGGAGCTGGCAAAGCGCAATGGTTAATTCCCGTGTCAAAGGATCCTCATTCGAGAGATCCGTTGCCACCTGCTTGCTGGAGGAGCTAGGGCTGAAGTTTCAGCGCGACCTAGAGCAATGGAGATCTGGCGACCGGGGCGACCTGCTGTGCGTTGATATGGATTTCCCGGCGGTAATTGAGTGCAAGGCATACGCCAAAGGCACCAGCGCAAAGCCGGCGTGGTGGGATCAGGTCTGCAAGGCGGCAACGGCAGCGAACAAGTGGCCGTTGCTGGTCTACAAGTACGACCGCATGCCGTGGCGCTGGCGTCTGCCGGCACAGGTGCTGATCGATCTGGGTCATCCGCACGGGAATTTAGGCATGCGCGAGGACGTGACGCTGGATTGGGGCTATGCGGTTGAGATGGACACCGAGACTTGCATGACGATTATTCGGGAGGTGTTGGCTCATGCTGCGGATGCTTGACCTATTCGCCGGCATTGGCGGTTTCAGCTACGCTGGCGAGAAGCTGGTCGGCGGCTTTGAGACTGTCGCGTTCTGTGAATATGACGAACACGCGCAGAAGGTCTTGCGGAAGCACTGGCCTGACACAGAGATCATCGGGGACATCAGGGAATTGGCCAATGACGCAGATAGATTTAGAG